CTTTATAGTCAAGTTATTGGTCCCCTTAATAAGGGAGTCAATCAACAAGCAACAAGTTTTGTTTTACCTGGGTTTGCTAAAACTCTTGAGAATGCAAATTGTGATTTAGTTGAAGGACTTAAGAAACGATTAGGTAGTGTACCTGTAAAACGCATAGATAACTTAACAACTAATCATGGAGGTAATGCACCTACAGGTACTGTTAAATGGGACGAAGCTTGGTACTACGTTTATAACAGAAGTACTGATGAGCGTTTTGTTTTAGCAATAGTTGATGATAGTTATACAGTAACCAAAACTATAACTACAGTTAATAATTCTCCAGTTATAACAATATCGTCAGGAGGTACGACAGACTTATTTGTTGGTAATGGTGTTAGTGGTACGAACATACCAGCAGGGTCTGTTATTAAAGAGATAGGTACTAATAAAATTACTATTAATAATAACTGTACTGCAGCAGGTTCTAGCATCACAATGACTGCAGAAGCAAGTCGTTGCTATGTAACTGGTTTGTCAAATGTAGAACCTATTAGTGGTGTACTTCCTACAGTTGTACCTGCAGAACAAACTTTTGCTGGTATTACTACAGCAAACCTTGAATACTTTAGAGGCTCAGGTAGAGCTAGAGATAGATTTAGAGCTACTTCTTTTCAGGACTTTGTATTTATAACTAATACTCAGAAGAAAACTGCTTACGACAGTTCTGAAACTTTAACTAGATATAACATTGGATATATCAGCAATGCTTACGTACCTATTAAGGCTCAGATATGGGTGAAGTTGGTTGACTATGCAACTAAGTATGAAGTATCGATTGAACTAGATAATGGAGATACTATTGATGCAAACATAACTACAGACACACTAGCTTCTGGTAATGCAGTTAGTACTCAATCTATTGCAACCGATTTAGCTGCTGCTCTTAACACAGCAGATAGTAGTAACCATCTGACCTTTACAACAGTTGACTCTCAAATACTTTTAGGGTTAGCTAACGCAGCTAGATCCTTTAAAAAGTTTGTTGTATCTGACGCTAGAGGTAACACTCTGATGAGTGGTTTTGCTAGTCAAGTTACAAGTATTGTCGAATTACCTCAAACATCCTGGGAAGGTTATCAAATCATTGTTGCTCCAGATGGTTCAGCAGATCAAAGTTCCTATTATCTAACGTTTAACGCTGAGAACACATCTGTAGCTGGTACTTATGGTAGAGGTACTTGGGAAGAAAAAGGAGGGTGGGGAGCTAAAGGTCTGTTAGATGACAACACAATGCCTCATTCCTTTGTTTACTACAAGAATGATGATGGTTTAACTAGATTTACTGTACAACCTTTTAGTGGTTCTGATTATACCGATGGTTCTACAACAGTTAAAATTCCTGGTTGGACTGTACGTTTAGCTGGTGATGCTGATGAGTTACCTGGACCTTCTTTTGAAGAAGAGGCTATTAACGATATTGTCTTCTTTAAAAACCGTTTAGGGTTTATTAGTGGAGAGAATATAATACTCAGTGAAGCAGGTGATTACTATAACTTCTGGCAACAGTCAGCTTTACAAGTAACTGATAATGACCCTATTGATTTAACAGCAGTTAGTAATGATGTTGCTGTACTTAACTATGCTTTACAGCAGCAGGATGAGTTAGTTCTATTTTCTAATGAAAACCAGTTCAGATTATATTCAGGAGATAACGTTACATTCAGCCCTGAGACAGCCTCTGTAGGTCGGATTAGTTCCATCACAATGGAATCTAACGTCAAGCCTCAACAGGTAGGACCACAGGTTATCTTTCCTGTTAAGGAAGGAGACTTTACAGGACTACATACGTTTATAACTACTGACCGTACCGTTGGTATTAACCTTGGTCAGACTGCTGTTATTACAGAAACTGTTCCTAAGTACATTCCAAAGAACATAGACTCCTTAGCTGTTAGTAGGACAGACCAATATCTAATAGCTCTTAGTAAAGATGATCCTGATGCTTTATATGTTTATCAATTCTTTTGGGAAGCATCTGGAGGTTCTTTAACCAATAGACAGAATGCTTGGTCTAAGTGGACCTTCCCTAATAAGAGTTTGTATTGGGCTGATTTCGTTGAAGGTACTTTATACACTGTTGCTAAATACACAGAGAATAGTCAAACAAGATATTACTTAGAAGCTATTAACGCATCTAGACCACCACAAGAAAGTAAGGATCTATTCCTTTTAGATAGACAATTAGCTAGTACTGTTGAAACTGATGTACGAGTAAGTGTCGGTAATATAGTTACGCTTGCTTATAGCAACTTAACGAATAAAACTACAGTAACGCTGCCATACTACACAGTAAACGAAAGTCAATTCGTAATTATCAAAAAGGATAAGAACGATGCTAACGAAATTGAAAAACGTTGGGTCGTGGCTGCGACTATCCCTGCTGGTGTTAATAGTTTTGTTTGCGATAGTTTGGGAGACTTTTCTGGAAGCTCTTGGATCTTTGGTGAAAAGTTTGCTTTCAAGTTTGAGCCGCCTCAGCTCATGCCCTATTCAAAAACTGCGACTGACAACACTTTTATTGGTAATCGTACTGGTCGCCTTCAATTACGATATGTTGATGTTTACTACAATGATGCAAGATACTTCCAAGTAGATGTTACTCCTAAATTTAGAGATAAAGTTACTTATGAATTTGATCGTAGAGATCCTCTAAATGCCAACATCACTGTAGGTACAGTCTCTGACTTCGATGAGGCTAAATTCAGATCATTTGTACAAAGTAAGAACGATCAAGTTACGATAGAAGTAGTCAACGACAGTATGGATCAAGCCAAGTTTGTTGCTCTAGAATGGACTGGCTTGTATTACGATGTCGCTAGAAAGTATCAGTAATGGATTTATTCTCACCCGCAATGGGAGGCTACATGAATTTCGGTATGAACATACTGAGTACCTCTGCAGCGAAAGTAGGAGCTTATAGACAAGCTTGGGCTAAATGGGAAGCAGATAGTATGAACGCTATAAGGAAGAAACTAGAAACTGATAAACAGAATTTTAGACAGCATACAGTAGATCAAAAGAACTACCTTAAGACTTCTCAGTATGTATCAGACTTAAGGCAGTATGAGAATAAGTTAAAAAGCAACGCAGCAAAGCTGAAAACTGAGACTTCTATTAACGCTACAGAAGCTTTAGGTAAAGAGTATGCCGATTTAAACGCTAGGTTCTATGAAGAAGAAGCTGCTGACACAATGCAGTTAGAGACAATTAAGCAGAAAGCTTTAGCAGATTCTGTTAAGAGAGTATCAAGTGGTCAAGTAGGTAGAAGTGTAGAGAGAATACATAATACATATAATCAACAATATATGGAAAATGCTAGTAATAGATTGATTACTAGGCAGTTTAGAATTGGAGATAAACTTGCTGCTATGAGAGCTGCAAACATTTCAGCTAAGAACAAAGCTAACTCTGTACGCTTGTATGAGCCAAGACCTTTCCAAGATCCAGTTAAACCTGAGGCTCCTTTACCTACAGAAATGTACGGACCAATGACACCGCAAGTCTCTGCTGGTCTAAGCTTTACAGATATAGCAGGTGCAGCAATGGGGGCTTATAACAACTATATGTCTAACAGACCTCAACAGCAGACTTATAGCGCAAGCTCTTCTCAACCTGTCAGAACATCGGGAACAGCTCCTGTAGATTCAGGGGATGCCGCAGCTTGGGCTGCAGATCATGGTCGTTCTATAGAGGATGCAAACGCCATATTAAGTGGTGGTTCAGTTGAAACCGTAATTGATTAACTAATGACTAACTCATTCCAAATATCACCACAACGCCAAATAAGGCAAGCTACTGAAGAGGCTGAACAGGCTCCTGAAGGAGGACAACCCACTGCTCCCCAATACCATAAGAAACGCTTAGGTGGTGCTACTTTAGATTTTGAAACTTATGATCCTGCTACTCAGTTAAAAACTCAACAACAAGTTGACTCTATTAGAAACCTAGTAGATAACAGCTTAAAAACTGTAGATGCAAAAGTTAAAGAACAGTCAAAGAAGAAAGAAGCACAAGGTAAACGTCTATTTGAAAAGATTGCTCAGTACAAGATAGATACTAGAGATATAGGTCAAGGTGCTAGAGATCTTAGAAAGGCTGGTAGACCTGATCTTGCAGAGGAGTTACTAGATAGTAACCCTTGGTTATTCTTTGGTCTTAAGGTCCAAGAAGCTAGTTATGCAGGACAGGACTCAGTAGTTAACGCATCAAATTATATTGATGCAAATATGAATACTCTTCAGCAGATAGAAGATCCTACTGTTGTTAGAGGCATAGTTCAGAACCAGTTAGATAGCTATTTAGCTACAAATTATCCAAATATTTCTAATGAGAATTATGTAGGTCTTGTAGAACCTGTACTTGCTAAATCTTCTCCAGCTCTATTAGCAGAAATCAATAAGAACCATACACAGTGGAAAGGTAATGTAAGAAACTTAACAACACTTACAGCTTTAAATCAAGCTGAAAAAAGTTTATTTGCTGGAATTTCTCAAGATCCTAGTAATACTGAGAGAAACAAAATAGGTCAAGGTACTTTTCAACAAGGCATTATTCAAGCTAGAGATAACTTTATAGCTAATGGAGGTACTTACCATCAGTGGCATGGTTTAGCAGGTAAGTGGGTAAAAGGAATGGTTATAGATAAAGATGGTAATGGTGTAAATGACTTACACGATAAGAATTTATATAATCAAGTTATTGAAGCTTTGAATTTTGAAGTACCAGATAGTGCTGGTCTACCTAAAGGAACTACATTCTTAGACCTAACAGATGAAAATGGTACTACATTTAAAGAGTTAATAAGTACAGCAAAGATAAATTCAATTCTTCTTGAAAATAAAGTAGAAGGAGCTATAGAGCAGACTAATACTAGAGAAGCTCTGCAGTTTAAACGTGCTGCTAAGTTTTCTCTAAATAAACAATTACAAGGTAAAACAGGTCCAGAAGCTCAAATAGCAAAGGATAACCTAATACAACAATTAGAAAATTCTTATGCAGATAATTCTCCAATTGTTTTACTGGTAAGGAATGAAGAAGGAAAAATAGTAGAACAAGAATTTCAACTACCTTCCAATGTTGATGTTCAAAAGTTAATTAAAGACCTTGGTAAAACAGGTCAGGAACTAAGTCCTTTTGAATTTAAAGAGCTACAAACAGATGTTATTAAGCGTTTAGCTACTGATCCTTCTGATTCTTTAGATGACATCTTTGAACAGCTAGTTCCAGGTACATCACAATGGGACACTATAGATAAGCTTCAATTCCAAGCTGTAAAGGTTTTATTGAATAAGGATTGGAGTAGCAAGATCACTGGTGAGTTTAAGTATGTAAAAGAGTCTTTTGATGATGCTTGGAAAACAGCGTGGAGAGAAGAAAGGACTGATGCAGCAAAAAGTGACAGACCACAGGTACTAAAAGATTTTAACGAACTAAAAAATCAAAACAATTTACTTGCAGAAGAACTCTTTAACGACTTTATGTATGCAAGGTTGTTGGAATCTACTGAAGCACAAAGAGCTGATCCAACTTGGTGGAAAGAACAACGGGCAGATTTTATAGTTGCTATTAATTCTGATGAAAGGTTTAAAAAGCCAAAACTCTCTGATTTAAACAGAGATGATTTTGATCCTACTAAAACAGTCCAACCGTTATATCTATATACAAGAGGTTATGACGATGGAAAACCTGTTGATGTAAAAGATGTCACCCTTACTAAACTAAGGAGTAACGAATCTTTTCTAAAAGAGAATAAGTACTTATTAGGCACATCTCAGATGGTTAATTACCATAATGAGCAGCCTATGATGAGTTCTAAGGCTTTTACTAACGTTTATCAATTCCTCTCCTCTGGAGTAGCTTTAAAGGAAGATACTCTTTTAGAAGTATCTCAAGCTTATAAACTGGCTCAAACCTTACAGAATGGTAAGCATTTAAGTTTAGAAGATTTCTTAATGGGTCAGGGTGGATCTAATGTTTTTGACTGGAGAGATCCAAATTCTGTTGAATATAAAGAATCATTTAAGTTAGATAATGAGCTTATGATGAATACGCTAAAAAGACGTTTATCCAATAACACAGTAGGAAAGTCTTCTACTATTAGATGGGTAGATAACCAAGAAGGTAATACTAGCAATGGATCTGTTAACTTCTGGTTAGAAGATAATACTAATGGCTCTAGCAACGTAAACCTTTTAGCTCCAGTTAAGTTAAAAGTATTAGATGTAGGATTTGCTGAAGGTACTGATGGTAACTTTGCTAGATTTGAAGTACAAAAGGATTCTGGTGGATTAAGGAAGGGTTATATTATAAATATTAGACATGCCCGTAGTTTCGGAGGTTTGCTCAAAGGGCAAATGCTATATCCAGGTAATTACTTAGGTATGCCTCATAACGCTAAAACCTTCCAAAAAGGAGTCGATCAGGCCGATACGCCTGGTGCTGGTCCACATCTAAACCTTTACATAACTGATGCTGCTGGAACTAGACTTTCGCAGCAAGAAGTAAGTAAAATCTTTAAAGAAGTATTGTCCCCTGGTTTCTCTTTCTAATGCCTAGAATCATACTCCCTAACGGTGAAGTCAAGTATTACGAATCAGAAGAGGAATTATCTGAATCCTATGTACCTCCAGAAACTCCTGATGTAGATCAACCGAAAGATGATGGAGAAGGGGAAAAACTAGATACAGACACCAGTGAAGATGATGGTGGTGATAAAAAGGAAGTAAAGAAAGATAAGAAATATCAGGAGCAAATCGTTTATGACAATGAAGGTTTCAGAGTCGATCAACCAAAGTGGTGGCAACAGACTACAAACCTATTAAAATCAATACCTTCAGCCGTTGTTAGTGCTCCTGACTCTGCTGTAGCTTCTATGCAGCATAGAGCGCAAACAACAGAACCTTGGGCCTTACAAGATCAAGCGTTTGGTAGCTTTACTGGTACTTCCTCTTATGGAATGAATCAGGCTGCAAGTCTGTTCTGGTCGAAAGATATGAGAGAAAGACAGGAAGCTGCTACAGGTATTCCTTTAACTGATGAGCTAAAAGGTTATAAAGAAGTACAAGAAAGAGTTGAAAGAGGAAGAGCTTATGCCAGACAAGGTTTAATCGATCCAGACTTTACAGGTGGAGAGTTAAAAGAATTTGGTATAGATAAAGATTTACCGATTATTGGTACTTTCGGTAAGGGTGGAGCTATATATGACGCTATTAGACCTGAGGGTGATTTTGCTAATGCTGTTACTGATTTTGGTTCAATACTTGTTATTGCAGGCTTAACAGGTGGTAAAGGTCAAGGACCACAAAGCTTCTCTGCTTTAAGAAGAACAGTAGCTTTAAAGAATCTACCTAAATTTGCTTGGACAGGTTTTAAAGGAGCTAAAAATAGAGACATCTTTTGGAAAAACTCCTTTTTGAATGGTGCTTACATAGCTAAACGTGTCGGTGCTGATTTACCAGAGGATTTACTACAAGAATCTATTATTTTTGGTTTACCTAAACCTACTTTTGACCAGCAAAAAGAAATAGATAAAATTATCGATTCTGCTGATCCTCTTGCAATTGAAGCTTATAAGAATCTTATTGAGTCAGATACTGAAGCTGAATCTAAATACTGGAGTGAGTATATTTTTAATGTATCTGTAGGTACGGCTAGTGCTGGTATGTTTAGGGGTATTTTAGGTGCAACTAATCATCAATCAAGATCTTGGAGATCTAGACAAGCTAAAGGTCTTAAAAACTTCTTTAGTCCAAAAGTACAAGCAGAAGTACAGAGATCTGGGAAAGTATGGACTGACAATATAGCTGAAACACTGGAAGCTCAACAAAACGTAGTTAATGAGTTAGGTGATGATGCTGAAGTAGGTTTTTTAAACAAATCGTTTACAACTCTTACTAGAGATAACTTTGAAGTACTCAACTCACAGATAGATAGACTTAACGCTATTAGAAATTCTATTAAAAAGGTAGAAGCAGATCAAGGTGTTATTGATACAACTGTTGAAAGTGTTGTCACTCTTCCTAAGGAAACTTCAGCTAGATTCAATTCACTTCCTAAATTAATAAAAGCACGACAGAAATCTATTGGTAGTTTAAAAAGAAAAGGAGCAGCTAAAAGGACTACAAAAGAAAATAAAACTTTAGCTAGATATGAAAAGCAGTTAGAACAATATCAACAGGAATATATTGATCTAAGTAAAGATTTAGATCAAAGAAGTGTAGCTGCTAAAAGTTCAGGTTCTTTAAGTGCTGAGTATGCAGAACAAATTAGAGGTATGAGAGAAGTAGAAGAGGAGGGTATAGCTAAGTTAGTTGATGACTTCTCTAACTTCATGGCTGAGGCTGCAGGTATAGATGAAGCAAGGTTTGAAGTAACACCTGATATGGATATGGGTAATGACCCTTATTATCAGGCATATAGAAGAGTTAACGATCTATTTGAACAGTACAAAACAACTGCTGATCCAACTTTAGAAGATAAGTTATTTGAAACTATTCAAAGAGAATATAAAACTTTACAAGAGTTAGGAGGAAGAACACCTCCTGTAGATACTGATAACTATAACGTTCTTAAAGATGAGAAGTTTCAAATTAAAGAGAAGCCACTGGAATATGGTGATTCTTTAGAGCAAATAAGAACTTTAGATCCTATAAATCTAGAGCAAAGAATGGCTCAGATTGAGCAACTTAAAGCTGATAAATCAGAAGGTGCTAAGAAGATTAAGAAGGAAGCTAGAGAGTTTGCTAGTCGATATGGTAGAAAATATGAGGAAGCTTTAGCAGTTTTAACTAGCAATCAGTCTGAAGCTTATAGAGCACTTATACAAGCTGTAGCTAAAAACCTACCTAAAGGAACAAGTAAAAAGATAGATTTAGGAACTTTAAGGTCTATTTCTGAAGTAGCTGAGAGATTAGCTAAAGATCCTGATTTCATCGCTAGGTTTGATGAAGGGATGACGGAAGCTCAGTTATACGATAAGGCACTTAATGAATTATTAAGAGGAGGTCCAGGTTATAAGATGCCTGATGATGACTTACCTCCCCCTACCGATGAAGGTGGTGGTGGACCTGAGTTACCTAAACTTCCTCAAGAACCTACTCCTGGTGGAGAAAAAGAACAGTTACTAGCAGAATTAACGGCTTTAGGAAAGGAACCTCCTTTACCACCAGAAAACAAAAGGTTTGTTGAAGGATCAGAAGTTGATTTAGGAACTAACGAAGGGTTTAGTAGGAAACGAAAAAAGATGACACCAGAATGGGTAGCATATAAAAAGTGGGAACTTAAATTTAATGAGATAAATGAAAAATTAGATGCTTTAGCTAAAACTGAAACAACAGCTCCTGAAGCTCCTCCTTTAGAACAGCAGATATATAGAGCACCAGATATTAAACCTAGAAAAGAATCTGTTTCTAGTGCTCTTGAGAAGATAGACAGCAAAGGACAGTTAACTGTAGTAGGTGAGGGTGAGTCTACTCCTGTAGATAAGAAGACTCTTATTTCAAAACTTATTCGTATGTCTCCTGATGGAGATCAAGCTAAAACAGCTTTTAAGCGTCTTGATGAAGCTATAAAGAAAGCAGAAGCAGGTTTAAATATACCTACGGAAGAAAGAACAGTTATTAATACTGTTGGTGATCTTATTAACTTCTTAAATGTTGGAAGAGTTGCTACAGAAGAAATAGTACAAACAGCTTTAAGAGATTTAGATAAGACTGTAACATTCTTAGCTCAACTAAGACCTAAAGCAGAAAACCTAGCTAGACGTTTAGATGCTGCTGGTAGGAAAACTTTAGGTAAGTTAACTGCAGCAAAACCAATAGGTAAAGATCTAGATTCAACAAATATAGAGTTTCCAGATTTTGATAACTTTGAGCAATTTATGGCATTCCTTGAAGTTAATAATATTTCACTACCTGATGTGCAAAAGAATCCTACCTTTATAAGGTTAATGAAGAAATGGAATGATGAAATTGAGGCTGAAGGTTTTACATTAGATCAGTTTATCTCTAAGGAAGATATTGATGGAAATCAAGTATTAGACAGTCGTGATCCTTGGGGAATGAAGAATGAAACAAAATTAGATGAATCTGATGTTGCTAAAGATATAAAAGATTTTGAAGGTGATCCTTGGGATGATCCAGACGTAATGCCTCTAACTCAGGGAGCAGATGGAGAGATAAAGGTTGATCCTGATGCTAAAGGTGAACCAATACCTTATACAGAGGATGTACCAGAAACAGCTCTTGAAAGAAGAGTACGTTTAGGTAAGGAATTAGGTTTACGTCCTAAGGAAGGTCCAATTAAGTCTTCTGTAGAGGATTTAGTTAAAAGTAATACATCACAAAAAGCTGGACAAGAATTTATAGATACCGTAAATGTTATAGCTGAAAAAGAAGCAAAATTAGAGCCAGGACAACGCATACCTTATGATTTTGAAGAATCTAAAACAGCAGCTATATCTAGATCTATAGGTCAACTTGATACAGTTGAACAAAAAAGAGCCGCTTTAATTGATATGCTTTCCAGTATTGCTGGTAAGCCTAAAAACTTTAACCCTATAGCAGTTGAAAGAGCCATTGGTTTTGCAGGTAGTCTTGTTGAAAATCAACGTGAATTTCGTAAATTTTACAAATTAGTAGAGAGACATCTAAAAGCTACAACTAAGTCAACTAAAGCTTTAGAGGATGTTCAAAAGCAAATGCTGACTACACCTATGTTGATGTATGTCCAAGCACAAAGAATATACCTTTTATCTGATTTCTTAACTAGATCACAGCTAACTGCTAGAGATGCTGGTGATGTTAGATCGTATTTAGCACAAGAAACTTTTGATTTATATCAACAAACAGCAGTTTGGTTAAGACTTAGAAATCTTATTTCAGGTGCTTTATCTATTCAAAAGAAAGAGTTTGTCGATATGCCTATAGCAGCTTATAGAAAGGCTGCTGCTAAAAAGTCTCAAGATGAATCAATTAAAAGCATTACAGATTCAATCAAGAGTATTCAAGAAATGAGAGCGCAAATAGCAGATGAAGCTATGCAGGATGTACCTACTTATATAGGACTACCTTCAACTTTAAAAGTAGTTCAAGGTACGTTAGAGAAATTCTTAGATCCTAATTTCAAGCCAGAACAAGCTGATTTAGATATTTTCAATAAGATTACAGGTCAGTTAGCTCTTGCAGGAGCAAACCCAGGAGCTTTAGGTAATGTGCGTATTACTGGAGATGAAATTGTAGGTAGGAATATCAAAGCTATGGGCCTATCTAACCCTGCTACACAATCATCCTTTATACCTCAAACTGCTATTTACGGTGGTGGTAAATGGATTAACGGTATGTTGCAGAGTAAGTTCAATAAATTCTGGAATATGGTTCCATTTATGAAGGATGATGAAGCCCTTCAAGCTGCTGCACAGGAATCAAGAATTTGGCAACATTTCTGGGATGCTCAAAGAAATATATCTACTGATTTATTCCAGCATTTCTATAAGGGTAGACAATTTAATAGAAGCATCATTACAGATGCAGCTAAGAACTTAGAAAATTCTGGTAAATATGCTGGATCACCTAGAGCTATTGATCCTTTTAGAGAGGCTGCTGCTTTAAGAGTGTTAAACGATAAGAAACCTTTACCTGATGTAGGTATGGGTAGGGTACTAAATGGTTTATTAGGTAAAAAGAGTGCAAAGCAGTTAGCTAATAACTGGCATTTAAACTGGATGCAATTCCATGATATGTGGTTTAAAGGTGACTCCTACGGTGCTTTAACTAGCAAAGCTACTGATACAGGTAAAGGTAGTGTCTTTGGTGGTATGGCTCAAAAAGCTTATGACTGGCTACCTCCAGGTTGGGGAGATTCTGCAATGGCAGCCGTTAGTGGTGGTCGTATTACTCCTAGACAATCTAAACTTCCAGGTGGTGAAAGATTAGGACAAACCTTCCCTCTATTTTCTTCTGAAACCAGTACGGAACTTGTAGGTGGTTGGTTTGCTGCTGGTTACTCTGGTTCTAAATCTTGGCTTAAAGTTTTAGATGAAGTTGATGAAATGGGTAGACCTAAATTTGTAGAACGTAATCCTGATGGTAGTTTCAATCAAGATTTTCTAAATAGAGTTCAAGAGGTCTACGATGAAGAATTTACAACACCTATTGTTGTTGGTATGGGTGCTAGTGCTGAAGAAATATCTAGAGCTTTTACAGATGAAGATTCTCAGATGTTAGCAGTAGCAATGGATATGATGATGCCTATGGAGGATGACTTGTGGGGAGGTGCTTATAACCGAATACGTGACTTACAAAGATCAGATACAGGAGAAGCAAGGGTAATTGCTCAAGCATTTTTCCCTTATGTAAAGGCTCCATTAAATGCTCATAAACACCATTTCTATTACACTCAACCTGAACTATTTAGTCAAGATCTACTTGGCGGTGTCAATATTCCTGGTACTCCTTCAGCTCCTTGGATGCCAATGGGTGTACCTCTAGAAGGTGCTGTTGGTTTAGGTCGTATGATTCAAGGTTGGGATGGAAAGGTAATGGGTAAGTCCATTATTGGGGAAGAAGGTAGATTATTTGGACTTGATTACACAACAGAAAAAAGTAAGATGGCTCAAAGATTGGGCTGGTTTAAGAGTAAAGTTCATCATAAAGATCCAAAAGTAAGAGCAGAAGCTAGGTCAGCTTTAACAACAGCTACAGCTTTTAACTTCGCTGTAATGACAGGAGTTGAAAGTGGATTAATAGAAGCTACTGGAGGTCAAGTTTCTAGTTATCAGGAAGCTAACGGAGCTTATGTACCTCCTTATCACGTAAAACTAGGAGGAGCTTGGGTTCCTTATCGTTGGATTCCTTACTTTGGAGAGCTAATGGCTTTCTCAACAAACTTCAGAGATTACTCAAGAAATGAAGTTAACTTTGTCAATCAAAGTGCAGTAGGAACATCAATAGTAGCTATGGCTGCTACTTTATTTGATACTCCTGCAATTGCTGGTGTAGATACTTTAGTTTCAGGCTTAAGGAATCCTCATAAGATGGAGGATCTATTAATTGACTACATCGAACGTACTATGGGTACTGGATATAGTCCTTTCTTATATGCAATAGGAAGATTAACAACAGAGGCTTATCACGCTAGACCTTTACATGGAGCTTCTCCTGATGTTCTATTTAGAAGTGAAGCAGATTATAAGAAAGCAGGTGAAAACTTAGAATATGGTGAAAAATGGGCAGCTTTCGGTAAAAAACTAGCACCATCAATGATAATAAGAGCAGCTTCAAGAATAGCTAACTCCACTGGAATGCTTCCTTTAATTGAAGTAATGGATCAAAATCTTTTAGGTCAAGATGAAGGAGACTTTAGACAAGCTCATTGGTATAAGCCTGGAGATATTACTTACACAGGTCCAAGACAAAGAAGTGTTATACAAACAATGTTAGGAAGGCACTGGCCTGTACCTCATGAAGCAGATGAAGTAGATATGGAGCTATTCCGTAATGGTATTAAACCTCCTAATCAGGTATTCCGTAGATACGGTGGAATCGTAGCTAATGAATCTATGGTTAATAAATTTAGAAGATATTTAGGTACTGAATTTAAGTTTTCAAATGGAGATTCGTTATACGAAAGATATAGACAAGTTATAAGTGGAGAACGGCATGTACCAGGATCACCAGGGGTGTTCTACAATGATTTAGAGGACGATCCTAGAAACTCTTTAACACTTGATGGTAATTATGCTCCTTGGATTAATCGTAAGGATATTCTCACTAAAAGATTAGTTCTTATGGATATTAGAAGGGAAGCAATTTCTATTGCTAGTGAACAATTCCTAAGAGGAGAAGTTAGGATCTATTCTAGAGATGAAGAGCCTTACAACGTTCCTACCCAACTAAAAGCCCCTGATGTAGCTACCCAACTTTATTGGGATTGGCGTGAACAAAACCCGAACAAGTAACCAATGGCATACGCAAAAAGAACCTATACTCCAGGTTCATCAACAACTACTTTCGCTTTAACTACCGCTGGTGGTAGTCCTATTGGTTATATCCAAGAATCGGATATTACTGTAAAGGTAAATGGTACTACCTATACCAATGCAGCAAGTGGTGTTAGTACCTACCAAATATCAGGTACAAGTACAGTTGAGCAACCTAATGGCGGTAATGTTGTCTTAAATGCAGGTGTTACAGGAACAGTCATATTAGAAAGAACTACAGCGTTCCAAGATGCAACTGTTGTTTATACGGCTGGTTCAACTCTTACATCTACTGACCTTAATAACGCAGATAACCAGATTAGATTCAGTCTTCAAGAGTTTGATGATAAATATGCAGCTCTAACTTCTGGTACAGGTGATCTAGATGATATTGGTGGTTTCCTTGGTAGTGGAGATACTTGGGTAAGTAACAACTCTAAAGCTCCTACTACAGGAGCTGTTGATGGCAGAGTAGATACCAAAGTAGCAACAGCTCTAACTGGAGATGTTGTAGCTACAGCCCCAGTAACTATTGCTGATAATAGTCCTTCTTCAGGGAAGATAACTCTTGCTGTAGATGCAAAACTAACTGAGTTATCCACAATGGCTCAGGCTACAGCGAATGCTTTAGCTGACCTTACTCAAGCAGAAGTTGAAATATTAGATGGTATAACAGCTACTACAGCAGAGATTAACTATGTCGATGGTGTTACTTCTAATGTCCAGACTCAGTTAGATGCAAAACAAGGATCAGCTACAGACTTAACAACACTTTCTAGCTGCCAAACTAACGCTGCTTCAGCTTTAGCAGCTTTAACTCAGGCTGAAGTTCAAATACTAGATGGAGCTACAGTATCTACTGGTGAACTAAATGTTTTAGATGGGATACCTAATACTCTTTCAGCTACAGAACTTGGATATGTAGATGGAGTTACTTCTTCTATTCAAACCCAGTTAAACGCTAAACAACCTTTAGATGCAGAGCTGACTGAGTTAGCAACTATGTCCAGTGGTACAGCCTCTTCTTTGGCTGACTTAACTGGTACTGAAGCAGCAATATTAGATGGAGCGACTTTAACCGTTACAGAATTGAACTATGTAGACGGAGTAACTTCAGCAATACAGACACAGTTAGACGCAAAGCAACCTCTTGATTCAGAGCTAACTACTCTAGCTGGAATGCAAGGTGGTACTGCTTCCATACTGGCTTCAGGTACTGCTTTAGGAGCTACTACAGCAGAGATTAATAGTATCTGTGAGAATAAAGCTTCTCAAACAACAATTACAGATGATGATGCAAAGATTCCTACCTCTGGAGCTGTTGTTGATTATGTTGCTGCTCAGATAGCACCTATCGGTGGTTTAGAGGTAGTAGCTACTGAAGTTGCTTTCCCTAATAGTCAGCCTGCCTCTGGTGTTGTTATATCCATTAGTGACGCTGGTGGAGTTGTAGTTAATGGCTCTGGTGTAAGTACAACTGGTAGAACTGTAGGTAGTTCAACAGTAACCATCAATGGTTTTCCTTCCAGTCTCTATAGCGAAACTCTAGCTGCTGGTGTTGGCTTAATGGTCAGCTCTACTGGATCTAGTCAGACCTATACATACCATAAGTTACTAGCTAAAGAAGGAGATGTTAAACAACTTTCAGATGATATAAATGACTTTAATGAGAGATACAGAGTAAGTAATGGTGCTCCTTCTGGTACTGACCATGCTGGTGACCTTTACTACGACACTGGTTCTGACAAGATGCTTGTTAGGAACGCAGCTAATAACGCTTGGGAAGAGGTTCAATCTATAGGTAACTTCTATATATCTACTTTTAGTGAAGCGTTTGATAATAGTAGAACTAGCTTTACTGTTTCCAATGCACCTACTAATGCTCAACAATTACTTATAAGTATTAATGGTGTAGTTCAAAAACCTAATGCAGGTACAAGTCAACCATCAGAAGGCTTTGCTCTTAATGGTAATCAAGTTATCTTTAGCAATGCCCCTGCAACAGGTAGTGATTACTTTGTAGTCGTTATAGGTTCAGAGGTTAATATAGGTGCTCCAAGTAACAACACAGTCTCAACAGCTACTATTCAAAATTTAGCTGTAAACAGCGATAAGTTAGGAGCTGATGCGGTTATTGGATCTAAGATTGCAGACGATGCAGTTGGTGCTGAACACATAGAATTATTAGATGCACCTTTACATATAGCTGATTCTACTAATTTATTAATTGGTACAGGCAGTGATTTAAAACTATGGCATCATAGCGATCATTCTTATATTAGAAACGAAACTGGTAATTTAACCATTGAAGCTAATGGTGCTGGAGATGATGCTATAAAAATAGTCCCAGACGCAGCCGTAGAACTCTATTATGACGGTAGTAAGAAGCTAAACACTAATACAGGTGGAGTAGCTGTTGATGGTAATTTATATTTAACTGATCAAGATAATCGTGAAATAAGACTTGGTGTTGGGAATGATATGAAAATATACCATAATGGAAATCATTCTTACATAGATAATAATACTGGCTCTTTAGTTATAAGAACTAATGTCGATGCTGATGTTGGTGGCGATATTTTAATAAAACCGCATGATGATGAAGATGGTATTACAATTACACATGATGCAGGAGTAGAACTCTATTACGACAATAATCTTAAACTAAGTACGGTTAGCGATGGAGTCAGGATAGATAATGGTAATCTTCGTTTAGATAGAGATAGTGCTTATCTAAAAATAGGTGCGGGAAATGATCTTACACTTGTTCATGATGGGTCTGACACAACCATTAAAAATATAACTGGTGAGTTTCAATTAAGAGGAGATACTCTTATTCTTGCTTCTGCTTCTACTTATGAAAAGTATTTAAAAGGAGTTAAGGACGGAGCCGTAGAGCTCTACCATAACAACGTCAAAACTTTCGAAACTGAAGCTAACGGAATAATAGTTAAAGGCCCAGAAGGCGGTGATGGTATCTTACGGATTCTTGCCGATGAAGGTGATGACAATGCTGATCAGTGGCGTTTGTTTAGCTCAAGTTCTGCAAGTGAATTAAAAATACAAAATTTTAATAATGGTAGTTCTTGGGAGAATAGTATAGTATGTACTGGAGACGGGCAGACAGCATTATATTATGACGGCACTTCAAAATTAGTAACGGATCCAAATGGTATATGGGTTAGCGGAGCATTACGTGGTGAGTCTGTTGACTTAGCAGATAGCAAGAAAATTCTTCTCGGATCTGGAGACGATTTTGAGATCTTTCACGATGGATCTCATTCATATATTAAAGATACTTGGAATGATTTAAGAATAGAATCTGATTCACTAGCACTTAGAACTATAACTGGTTCTGAAACTTACATTGATTGTACTTTAAACGGAGCCGTAGACCTCTATTATGACAACGCAAAAGTTTTCTACACAGAATCCTACGGTGTTGTAGTTAAACGTCCTTCAGGTGGTAACACAGTATTAGAAATTATTGGTTCTGAAGGTCAAGATGCTCAAATTAGTATGTTTGCCGATGATGGAGATGATAATGATGATAAGTGGCGGATGATAGCAGGTGCAGATAATTTCTATTTACAAAATTATGCTGATGGGGCTTGGGAAACAAATATTCAAGCTGTGGGAGGAGATGGAGTAAAACTTTACCAAAATAATTCACTAAGATGCCAAGTAATTGGTAACGGTTTTCAAATAGAAGATGGTAACGCTTTATATATACCTACTGGAACATGGACTGGTGATTCTGCTGGAAAAATACAAGGACATAATAATGGTATATATTTCCAAAATGGTGGTGGTGCATGGTACTTTAGAAAAGATAATGGAGTACATGCCGCAGAAATAAGTAGTTCTGGTACTTACTCAAGTAGTGATGAAAGACTTAAAAAAGATATAACAACAATTCCTAATGCAGTAGATACTATTAAACAACTTACTGGTCGTTCCTTTACTTGGATAGATGATGACAAGAAAAGTTTTGGTCTTATTGCTCAAGAAGTACAACCAATAATACCTGATATAGTTATAACTTCGTATGATCCTGAAAATAAATATCCTGATGATCCTATGCGTAGTGTTAATTATGCTGCTTTGTCAGGACATTTTATAGAAGCAATAAAAGAACTATCCGCAAAAATCGAAACACTAGAAGCAAAAGTAGCTGCACTTGAGAGTGCATAAACCATTCCACTAATTCAAAACAATGGCACTCACTAAAATTGACGATAGAGGTGTTACCTATCCTCTAGATTTATTAGACAACGAAAAGATTCGTTTCGGAACAGGAAATGATTTAGAGATTTACCATGATGGAAGCAATAATTATCTTAAGGCATCTTCTGGTTCTTTTTTCATAAGAGGATCTGACTTAATTTTAGAGGACTCTGGTGGAAATGATTATATTACCTGCAGTGACGGTGGTACTGGAGGTACAGTTACTCTTAAACATCTTGGCAGTGCTAAATTAACCACAGCAGCAAGTGGCATATCGGTAACTGGAACAATTACATCTACCGATTCAGCTAATGTTGCTGATGGTCATGTACAATGCCTTCTTGATAGTGGTAATGGACGATTAAAATTACTTAATGGATCAGACGCAATAACAGTAGACATTCAGGGTAGTGCTGGAAATGTAAATATTATTGATAATGGTAAGTTCCAGGCTGGTTCTAGTAATGATCTACAGATCTTCCATGATGGATCTCATAATAGAATAGATAGTGCTAACGGTAATATATACCTTCGTCATGGTACAGATAATGCTATTAAAACAGTACCTAACGGGACTGTAGAACTTTATTATGATGATGCTAAGAAGCTTGA